TATTCACAGAGGATTTTTTAAACACAATCCCATTTTTGGTATGTGATGCATCCTTCCCCTTAATATCTTTACCTGCTTTAGTTGCTTTCGCTCGGGCAGCGTTGGCTTCCACTCTTTTCTTTACCTGCTCGGGGCGGGCATTAATCTTTTTATCCGTTGCAGCTTTTTTCTTACGAGCTTCAGGATTGTCATGGTAGTACTGTGCTGATTTACTTAGTGCCATAATTCTAATTAGTTAAATTTAAGTTAAACATCTTGCAAAAGTACGTAAAAATAACTATGAGTGATTTTTTAGTATCTTTGCCTCTACTTAAAAATAAGATAATGGGTAGGATAAGAAACAAGATACTATATAACCTTCAGGCACCAATAAAACTGTCGGATTACTGGATAGGGACTGATGGGGTAAGTTTTGATACGAAAAACTTCACTGCAAGTGGTGTTGTAGAGCTGGTACTAACTAATTTAGGCATGCCTACAGCCAACAATCGCCTATTATTTGTGGGGGAAATCACCCAAGGAGACGGTGCTGTAACTTTCTCACAGATAGACTGGGTTAATAACGGAAATACTTTTAGCGTTGAAAATGCTATTCAGGTTATAGAGCCAGCCGACGAGGGCTACTATAGAATAGACATAGAAATTGCTAAATCCGATGGAACCGTAGGATTAATACAGGGTCAGCAATCAGAGGTAAATCCGGTAGCTCCACCAACACCTGATGGATCTATTTTTGTAACCAGTATAAATGTGTTCGGGGATGTAGTAAATACAGGAAATCCGGTATATGCTGGATTTATGGAAATTGAGGATGAGTCACAGTTTCCATTTTTTAACTCAGGGGAGGTATTTGACCTACTGTGGAATACTAAAAAAACTTACAGGTGGTCTCCTAAACGAGGTATTTCCGAAATAAACCTCCACTCCATGAGTGTTACTGAAGGAGGTGATTATACAGATAGTCTTTTTGATGGTAGGTTATTTACTCTTATAAATGACGGTAATGGTGAAATAAACGTTATCCATGAGTCTGAGGGGGACATACCGTTTTATATTGCAGGACAGCGAGATTTACTAATCTCCCCACGATACGTGGCCGTATTTAAGTATTCAGTAATTACCAACAGGCTTGAATTTGTAAGCTTAAGCATCAATAAAGCGGGTGACCTACAATACACTAATCCAGCGTACCCAAACATAGATAGTGTGGCTCAGGCTTTAGATTCTTTATTATATATTACCCCTGTTATTAATTCATTAGTTAACACTGTGGGAACTGTAGAAAAAGGGACTGTTGTGACTTCTGTAACCCTAAATTGGGTAGTTAATAAGTTAATGAGCACTGAGAGTTTAAATCAAGGAATAGGATTAATAACCCCATCCTTAACTACTTACACACATTCAGGGCAATCAATTACAGCTAATAGGGTGTATACATTAACAGTGGGGGACGGGGTTAATACAGCCTCGGCTTCAACTACCGTAGGTTTCTTAAATAAGAGGTATTGGGGGACAAGTGTCAACACTACTTTAAATAATGCACAAGTACTTTCACTAAGCTCTGAGCTATCAGGCACCCGAGTGCAGACTAAAACAATTGACGGTGGCGGCGCTTATATATATCTCGCATACCCAACCAGTTTTGGACTACCTAATATGAAAGTTAATGGGCTGGAATTTACAGCTATTACTACGGTAACTTTAAGTTTCACTAACTCTCATGGATTTACAGAAAATTACTACATAATTAGAACTAACACGGTTCAGAATGGATCTTTGCTAATAGACGTTTTATAAAAATGAGGAACACAGGAACCCTTGTAGGGGCACAAGTTAGGCCGGTAGATACCGCTGATGAATATGCGGTAGCTTATGCTGAGGAGATAAGGGGAGGTTATTATGCAGTAGCTGATATAGAGGCGAGAGATGCTATATATGATTTGAGGAGAATTGAGGGTTTGAAGGTTAAGGTACTGGATACCGGTGAGGAGTATCAACTATTAGGGGGTATTACTAATAGTGACTGGGTGCTTATAGATTTAGGGGTTGAAACTTTGTCAGGTTATGGTGTGGATATATCTGACCCTAAAAACCCTACAATACAAGAAATTACAGATATACCTAAAGATTTTTTTATCACATGCTCATTTGACTCCGTAGTAAATAAAGGGAGGTATATGACCTATTTTACTGATACATATAGAACGTTTGACGTACTACCATTTGTAGCTGCGGGCACAACTCCGTATGGGGTTTACGGAGTTGACTTAGTTAATAATGGCAAGGACTTGATTTTGGAATATCAAACTGACGACGACTTTGGAAACCACTGGCTTTTATTACTAAGGGACTGTAAGATTATTGATAATGTACTTACAGTTACCGGAACCACTCAGTTAAGGGAAATGTCTGAAGTAACTAAGAAAGATAACGGTGAGCCTAATAACCTCCATGGTACTTATACTGAGGGTGGATTCATGTATATGTGTACACGAAATTATGGTAACAACACAGTAAATAGTAATGCCACTCAGGTATTTAAAATAAATGTAAGTAACTTAGCAGATACTAAAGTAATCTCATTGCCCACTACTACAGGCTACTTAGGAGCCACTACTGATATTATACACTATAAGAATAACTTATATATTCTTTCAGGGTTTTCCCTTACAGCCGGATCCTACTTTATTAGGATAGCTAATGATTTAACTAACTATGAAATACTCTTCCAAGTAGGTAATATATCCTCTACAAAAAGGGTATATCAGGCATCCCCTTTTGAGATATATGAGGATGAGGTTTATATACCTGCAATAAATAATACAGGATCTTCTGATGGTAGTACATTAGGAATGTTTGTATATGATTTATACAAGAAAACACTAAATAGGGAAGCCCACTTAATGCCAATAGCGGCTCCCTCTTCAGATAGACCACTACCTCACTGGCTTACAGTATTTAATGGTAAAATCCTGCTACATACTGCTACGGGAGGTACAGTGAATAGAAAATTAGTTAGGATTGATGCTTACACCCTTACTTTTGAGGAAAGTTACTCATTAGCTTCGAATTATTATACAGATGATAATACAATTACCTCGGCAGGGTATATATACTTACTTCCCGAGTTGGCAAATGGTGCATTACAGAAATGGTACTATAAGGATTTCACTCAAGTAACTACTGAGATACCTACTGGGTTTTGGTCGGTTGGTAGTTTGAGGACTTACTTGCCAAGGGAAAGTTTAAAAACTAAACTATCTGATTTTGAGAATCCTACAAATTTAGGCGCAGTAGCAAATCCTACAGGGGTTATAGGACTTACAGCCAATAACGGGACTGCTAATACTTCCCAAAGATCAGATGCTACACCTGCTTTAAGTCAGGCAATAGCCCCCAATTGGACAGGACCCCACACCTTTAGTGCTATGGTAAACATTGGTGGCCCCAATAGTATAGCAGCTTTTAACACAAGTCAAGGCACGAGGTTAAATTTTGCATCAAATACTCTTACAGATACTGGAAGTACATCAGGTAGTACATTTACGACTGTTTCAGGTGTAAGAATGGGTACATTTACATTCGCTGCTACTAACATAGGCCAAGTAATAACAAGTGCAGCAACTTTTACAATATTAGGAGCTCCCGTAGCTGGGACTAATGTAACAATAACAAACCCCTATGCATTACTTGTTCAGTCCGGAAATGTCTATTTTGGGGGTAGTGGACGGTTTGTAGGAGAACTTACTGTACCAACCGCTGTACTTACTACAAGCGCAGTGCCCTTAAGTCAAGTGCAGTCATTGGACACAGCCGCTGCTAATAATGTAGCATCAAATTATATACCTATAGCGGGGTCTACAAGTATTACAGGCACTAAGACTTTTACAGTAGCACCTATAGTACCCACACCAACTCTTGCATCGCACCCTACTACAAAAGGGTATGTAGATGGGTTAAAAACCTTTGGAGTAAGTACCCAAAACGGTACGGGAGGTACCACTACGGTATATAACATACCTCACGGACTTGCCACCACCCCAACCTACGCGATAGCAAATGCTAAAAATGCTGCATCATCCGGCATCCAATTTGTTACATGGGATGCTACAAATATTATAATAACTTATACCGTAGCCCCCGCAGCGGGAACAGCAAATCTATCTTGGGGCTGGATAGCTTATAAATAATTAATGGCTTATATTACTATGACAGGGCAGGCTTTTGACAGCCTATCCGACTTAGCTGCTCAGGGTGGAGGTACCGAGGGAGCAGTAGTATATGTTGCATACGCAACAGTACCTGATGATAGGGGAGGAGGGCAGTACAGATGGTCTATGACCAGTACTGCTACCCCCGATGGCTCTAATACAATTCAGGTTACCGGAGTTAGTATAGGGAGATGGACTCGTATTAAAAATAATATATACAATTCACAGTTAGTATCATTTCAGGTAGTGTCCTTACTAACAAAAGCGTATGTAGTTACCCACGGCCTGCCCTTTACCCCTTCAGGAGTACTACTTACCCCACTTACACAGGCGGCTGGGGCATTAGGCGGGGGATATTGGATAACAAATATTAATGCTACCGACTTCACTATAAACTTTCAATCTTTACTTGTCATAGGTACAGCATCATTTGTATGCGTACCTATCCGCTAACCAACAGTTACCAAAAAGGGGCATAGGTACATTTTTTGTATCTTTGCCCCTTAACTATTTATAAGAGAGAAAAATGTATATTAAAGCGGTGGGGAGTTTCCTATCCAAGCTTTTCACGTATAAAAGTGGGGCATTAGTTGTATCATCAACTGGGATAGCGGCAGTGATTGAGTTCATAGCAAATGGTAGGATAATGGGGGTGTCTGTAACATTTCTCTTATTAATATCCGCACTTTATGTGTGGGATTTTGTAACAGGGGTAGCCGCCTCCCGATCGGAAGGCAACTCTGTACAGAGCAATAAAATATCTTATACTATAGGGAAGTTCATGGCCTTAGGGTTTTGGGTATGGCTATCATATCAAATTCAATTAATGCTGGGTAAGTCAGAATGGATCCAGTTTTTAGTATCAGGTATTGCAACGTTCCCTTTAGTACTTATGGGTCTGAGGGAGTTTGTAAGTATCGGGGAGAATATAGAAAGAAGGCATGGAACCAAGCCTTACATTTTCAGGCTGGTTGAGAAGATATTTGACGGTATAGAATCTCTGTTACTTAAAAGAATAGAGGCTACCGATGTAACAGGGAAATAATGAAAGGCATAAAAATAGTAGAGGTGGCCTCCAAAGAAGTAGGTCAAACTGAAAGTCCCAAAAATTCAAATAAAACTAAGTATGGTAAATGGTTTGGGTTTGACGGGGTGAGCTGGTGCGCTATATTCTGTAGCTGGGTTTACGCTCAGGCCGGATACCCTTTGGGTAATATAGGCTACACCAAAGGTTTTGCAGGATGTCAGTCAGCAGTTGCCCACTTTAAAGCATCCGGAGAGGTAACTAAAACCCCGATATCAGGCGACCTTGTATTCTACGACTGGCAAGGCGATGGTAAGTACGACCATGTAGGTATTTTTAACAACTGGAAGGTTAAGGATAAAGAATTTCATAGTATCGAAGGCAACACGGCCATAGGTAATGACTCCAACGGAGGACAGGTAATGCACAGAGTAAGATCAAATAAAAATGTTGTATTTGTACACCCCAAAGTATTAGACTAAATGAAGAAGTTTATAGTAATAGTTTTTACGCTGCTTATGCTGATAAGCTGTGCCGGTACACGAAAAACTACTGAGAAAAACAGTACCACCTCAGTTAAAGAAAAGACAGAGGTAGTTATTGATAGTACCAAGGCAACTCAAATCAATAAAATGATTGATGATGCTGCCACCATACTGGTAACAAGAAGCGATACCTCAGACAAAGCATTCAATGAGGCCGTTGACAAAAAGGTTGATGAGATACTATCCAAGCTTAATTTAAACAAGCAGTCCGGAGATAACGGTTACAGCCTTGCCTATGATGCTTTAAAAAGAGAACTCGAATTTAGGGCTAAGGTGGGGGAGACAAAAAGCGAAAGCCAAAAAGTAAGCACTTCAAAATCTACAGAGAAATCCTTCGAGCAGACAACCGACGAGTACATATCTAAAAAAGTAACTGCAATCCCATGGTGGTTTTGGGTAGGGTTGGTAGTATGGTTCCTGCCTCAGGTTATAGAAAAGGTGACAGCAATAATCAACCCTATAAGTGGGTTCTTAAAAAAGAAAACATAAATGGCAAAAATAGAAACTTACCCTATAGAGGATGCCTTAGTTGCAAATGCTTTACTGGTAGGATCCAACCCTGATAATGAGGAGTTAATTGACTATACAACAGTTAATTATAGGCTTGGTGATGTATTAACTTATATCTCCCAAAATGTAACTGACGGGGAGGATGGTATTTCTGCATATCAGGTTGCAGTAAATAACGGCTTCGTAGGTACGCAGGCAGATTGGCTGGTCTCACTCTATGGTGCTGAAGGACTTTCTGCCTACCAAGTAGCGGTGGAAAATGGATTTGTAGGGGATGAAAGTGCTTGGCTTATATCGCTTAGAGGTAAATCAGCATATCAGGTGGCATTAGATAATGGGTTTGTAGGTACTCAGGCAGACTGGCTCGTTACATTATATGGTGCTGAGGGTCAGTCGGCCTATCAAGTAGCAGTAAGTAATGGATTTGAGGGAGATGAAAGCGAGTGGTTGGATTCCTTACAAGGAACTCCTACCCTTACAAGTGGAAGTGTAGGAGCAGCGGTTACAGCCCCTTACCCTATACTTACCTTTGGTATAAATTATATGACGGCTTCGGGTATAGCGAGGTTACCTGACCCAAGTACTCTTGATATAGGGGAGGTAGTATACGTAAAAACATCTTACAACACCTTTGTCCACGCATTTGATGATACGGCCAAGATCTCATTAGGGGCAACTAACTCATTTAGTAGCTCAGTCTCGGTTCAAGGATATACTACTATGAGGTTTATGTACCTTGGGTTAGGTTACTGGCAAGCAGAGTTTGTCAATGGAGGTAGGTATCAGATAAATGGTACCGCATTTGATCCCACAGGAAGTATGACTACCCTCTATATATGGACTACCCCAACTGTAGAGCAGACAGCTGCGCAACTAAATACGGCTTTTGATTCCCTATTAGCTCCGGCGGGTTTGGGGATATATTGCCCCAACATATCTACAGGTGCTTTACTCTATACGCGGATAGCTCCAAGTACTTGGATAAAGATACCTTACACAGCAGTTACTTAAACAAAACCCTCCACATTGGAGGGTTTTTTCGTAAAAATACCCCACCCCCAATTTTTCGTATTTTTGCAGTAACAAAAATTTAACAAAATATTATGAGTCTAATCAGAAAAATTTCATTAGGGAAAGAGTTCCCTGATGGTGCCATACACTACCAAGTAGGTAGTGGTGTAAAATTAAACGGGCGGTACTTAAAAGTATCCATGATCCTTGACATCACCAAAGAGGATGATATTAAAACATATTCAGTATATCTTAATGATGATGGGGTCAACGTACTTTGGAAACTTATATACGGGGTACCAGTAGTTGTAGAGTTCAACATTGACTTTGAATAAATGAAGAGCCTCCACTACGTATTGATTCAGGTGGATCAGAGCTACAACAATGAGTTGATGGTTGGGGATATCTCAGTAATCACGAACAACACTATAGAAAGTGTGGCCAACATAAACCGGATCGCCAAGGTAATATCAGCTCCGGAGGGAGTAGTATTAAAAGCGGGTGACGAGATTATATTTCATCATAACATCCTCAGGACTATCTATGGCTACAAAGGTCAGAAGATATTCAGCGAGTACTGGGTTAAGGATAATATATATTTCATCCCACCTGCCGAGATATTTGCATATAGAAACAATGCTGGATGGACTGCTCTAAGCCCATACTGCTTCGTAGAACCTATCACAGCCTCTCAGACGGGAGAACTTATCCAAAATAAGGATGAATACACCCATAAAGGTAATGAGCGACTACAGGGGCTAATATGGCTTAATAATCCGGAGCTGGAATCTCAGGGGATACGTGTCGGGGACAGGGTGTTATATACACCGTATTCTGAGCACGCTTTTGAGATTGATGGTAAGGAGTATTATAAGATGAGGACTAAGGACATAGTTGCTAAAATATAACACTTAATGGTAGGACTTTCAAAAGACATAGAGGATGCCTTAGTCTCTGTAATAGAGGGTCTAAGGTATCCAGTAAATGTGACATTCATAGATGAAGATAAATTACAGAGATCATTAAATTCTAAGGTAACATCATTTCAGAGTGCGAAGAAATTATTGCAAAGATGGGTGTCTTCTGATAATGCCCCGTCTAAATCAGCTCAAAGGCATTATGCTGAGGAGCTAATAGATGCAGGAACTCAAGCTATTAGTAATCTTAGGGAAGGTCTTGGGAAGGGCATCGACTTTGATACGCTAGACCCTCACAAATTTGACATAGCTATTAAAGCTAAACCTTCTATACTGGAGGCTATTTTTGACATAGATGCAGCAATGCTTGAACTAAAGGTACAACTGCAAGATGATAAGTTAGACTTCGGGGACAGGGCTTTTAAAATAGGGTACCCCGAGAGGTATGCTAAGGGGGAGTTTTTCCCTAAGGAAAATTACCATAAAACATATTTGGATGACAAAGAAGATGCTGTAATTATATGCCCAAAAGGTACTAAGGGAGAGTTAATAACAATCTCAGAATTAAAGATATGGCTACCTAAACCCCCGAGAGACAGAAAGGAAATACTGTTTAACGATAGGCACCGGACTGAGCAGTACTGGAGGAGACAGGAGCCTCCGGCCAACATATCCCCTGAGAACTCTGATAAATTTCACGATTATATATTGGAGGAGTTTAGGAGAAGGCGGGAAGGTATTTGGTTTATGAATGCCGGAACCCCAACCTATCTCACCGGTAATATGTATTTTGCACTCCAACATTGTAAGATGCTGGATGATGGTGGATACATGGACTTTCGATTTGCACAGTGGGGTATGTATATACATGCAGAGGCGTGCCTTAGGGATAAAAGATGCCTCGGCCAACTCTTCTTAAAATCCCGTAGGACAGGATTCACCTATATGGTATTAACAATAATGCTGAATGAAGCCACGTCTACACGAAATATGAAGGCGGGAATCACAAGTAAGACCGGTGAGGATGCAGAGTCTGCTTTTACTAAGTTTTCTTATATGCACAATAGTTTACCGTTTTACCTACGACCGGTGGTTAAAGGAAAAGAGGACTCGTTGACCGAACTATTCTACGGGGCACCTTTAGACAATACTAAGGTGGCTAAGAAGAGTAGGAAAATAGATACAGATTTTTACTTAAACACACACATAAACTGGAAAGCGGCCAAGGATGGGTCTTATGACTCTGAAAAGTTAGGCCAGTATTTATGCGATGAGGCTTTTAAAAGAGAGAAGCCGCAGAACATCCTTACCCACTTAGGTATGATTAGTCCGGCTTTGATGCCAAATGGTACTGTAGTAGGGAAAGCGTGGGTAGGATCTACCATGAATGCGAGGAACAAAGGAGGTGAGGAAGGTATAGCCCTGATAAAACTATCGCAGGTAAGGGATAGAGACCCTATGACGAAACAGACCCCTACAGGACTGTATTTTCATTTCCTTGCAGCGCAGGATAACATGGAGAGGTACACCGACAAATTTGGTAAATGTCATATTACTAAACCAAGTGGACAGGTTTATAATGTTAAAGGGGAACTTATCACTGAGGGATCCATAGACTATCTACTGGCTAAGGAGGCTTCATTAAAGGGGGATGATATTGCGTTAAATGAGAGGTACAGGACTTACCCAAGAACTATTGCTCATGCAATGAGGGATGAGGCTTCCAACTCCACATTTAACATAACAAAACTTCAGGATCAGCTCGAATATACTCAAGCTAATAAAGATGTTACATCAGGTAACTTCGAGTGGGTAGATAAGGTTGATGGTGATGTAGAGTGGCACCCATCACCTAAAGGCAGGTTTAAAGTATCTTGGATACCCTCGGATGTAGATGACACTATGTACCTTAGGAATAACGTCAGGAAGGTAGGAGATAAGTTCTACCCAATGAATGATGAAATAGGTGCTTTTGGGTGCGACCCATTCTCTATAAAAAGTACGGTAGGTCAGGGATCCAAAGGAGCCATCCATGGTAAGACTCGTATAAATGCATCAGGGGCTCCGTCTAATAAGTTCTTCTTAGAGTACATAGCGCGGCCTTCGGACGAAAACATCTTCTTTGAGGATGTTATAAAGGCTTGTAGGTTCTACGGAATGCCGGTACTTGTAGAGAGTAACAGGATTGACTTACTTAGGTACATGCGTAACAGAGGTTATAGAGGGTTCTCTATGAACAGGTTAGACAAACCTACAGCAAAGTTAAACCCTAATGAGGTAGAGTACGGCGGTCAGACAATGTCCGGAAAGGATATTATAGACAGTCACATGAACGCTATCGGGTCTTGGATTGAAAAATATGTAGGACTCTCTACCAATGAAGGGGTGAGACCTTTAGGGGAGATGGGGGAAATGCCCTTTGAGGAGACCCTACTTGACTGGTTAGCTTTTAATCCGGATCCGGGGCAGAGAACTAAGCATGATGCTACTATCTCAAGTGGACTCTCCATAATGGCGTGTACTAAAGAGAAGTATAAACCGGTACCTAAAAAGAAGGACACTGCCAAGTCCACAGGCTTCCTTAAAAAATATAGCAACAAGGGTGACATCGGGGTACTTAAATCTAAAAGTACCACAGCTGATGATGACCGCTACTTATACTAAAACTGAAAGCCCATGTTAACGCATGGGCTTTCTTGGTATAAAATACCCCATACGAAATTCTTCTTATATTTGCAAAAGATTTAACACAATTTTAATGCAACTATTTTGTAGACATAAAAATAACTCACAGTGAAGCAACAAAAAGTAATAATGGAGAGAGCCTACTTTCCCGACCTAATGGCTCCGGATGAAGTAAAGAAGACTCCTGAGTTTGGGCTTCAGGTGGGGAAAGCCATTAAGCATGAGTGGTTCTTCAGGCGAGAGTCCGGAACAGGTACCCAAGCCCCCTACTACGACAAGCGCATACGATATGACATGCTGCGTAAATACGCAAGAGGTGAGCAGAATACAGAAATATACAAAAACTTACTTACAAACGGAGAAGAAGCCTCCTACACAAATTACGACTGGAGACCTATTCAGGTTCTTCCTAAGTTTGTGAAAATGGTGGTCAACCAATTCACTGAAAGGTTATTTGAAGTAAGGGCTGATGCTGTGGATAAATACTCCACTGATATGAAGCAAGGTCATAGGGACTATTTGGAAGATCTCATGGTATCCAAAGACCTGATAAACCAAGCCAAGGAAATGTTTAATGTAGATATCATGCCCAATGATGTAGAAGAACTACCTGACTCTCACGAGGAGATAGATTTACACATGGCCATGAAATACAAACCTTCCATTGAAATCGCCACCGAAGAGTCAGTGAAGTTTACCTTCGGGATAAATAACTTTGAAGAGACTCAAAGCAGGGTTACTGAAGACGTGGTAGTTATAGGTATCGGGGCAGTTAAGCACATTACCGACCCTAATAAAGGGATTGTAATTAAGCACATAGATCCGGCCGACATGGTGTATGCCTATCCTAAAGAGAGGGATTTTGAAAGCGTTCACTACTATGGCGAGGTTGAAAGGATGACCGTCATGGAGCTTAAGAGGTTAAGTGGTATGCAGTTCTCTGCCGAACAGCTTGCAGAGATGGCAAACGCTTCCGCCTTATGGAACACTTACCATAACGTCTCTAACCAGTTCAATGACACCATTAACACCTCGGCCATGGATAATGTGTATGTGGATGTATTACATTTCACATTTAAAGCCATCAACACCCTTACATACAATAAAGAGTATAGGAGTGATGGCAGCTTCGTAATGAACGGGAAAGCCCTAACCGGCAATGAGACAGTAGAGGTAATCAGGAAAGATATAGATGTTTGGTATGAGGGTAGTATGGTATTAGGCCACGACCTTTTATTCAACTATAAATTATGTGAGAACATGATCCGCCCTGAGGGTCTCTTAAACAAAACAATACCTAATTATGTTTTATTCGCACCGGAGCTTTATCAAAATAGAGCGAGGAGTATTGTTAGTTCGGTTATACCGATTATTGACCAAATGCAGATGGTGCATATTAAAATGCAACAGGCTATTGCTAAGTCAAGACCTAATGGTGTCTATGTTGACGTTACTGGACTTGAAGAGGTAGCTCTTGGGGACGGTAACTTCCTGACCCCAATAGAGATGATAAAGATCTATGATGAGACGGGTAACGTTTTAGGTAGCTCTATAAACGCTGATGGCGAATATAATTATGGTAAGCAGCCTATTCAGGAGTTAAGGAACGGAGGTGTGGCCGGTATAAACGACTTCATATTGTCGTGGAACCAGTACATGAATCAGTTCAGGGATATTGTAGGGATACCAGCAGGGGCGGATGCCTCCACCCCACATCCGGACATGGCAGTAGGTGTTCAGCAGCAGTTAGCACTAAACTCCAACACTGCAACACGTCATATATTAAATGCTGTATTAAATATCACACAGCGGGTGGCCAACGGGTCAATTTACAGGCTCAGAGATATATTCAAGTACAGCGACCTTAAGGAAGTATATATAAACGCTATAGGCAGAATCAATGTAGAGCTATTAAACTCTTTAAAGAATTTTCACCTCCACGACCTTGGCATCCTTATATCCCTCAAACCGGACAGTGAGGAGAAACAAATGTTGGATACCCTTATAAACACTGCACTGACCAAGGGTGAGATAACCCTCACAGATGCTATGGATATTCGGGACATGGGTAATATAAAATTCTCTAAAGAACTCCTTAAGATAAGGAGAGATAAGCGTGAGAAGGAGGCAAGGGCTTTTGATATGCAAAAGATACAAGCCCAGCAGGACGGATCCATTAAAGCAGCTCAAGTAGCTGCCCAAGCTAAAATGTCGGAATACCAAGCTAAAGCCCAGTCAGAGATTGAGGTTGAAAAGCAGAAGAGTCAGAACAAATTAGCTGAACTTGAGAAGGAGGCAGCATTAAAGTCGCAGCTTATGGATCAGGAGTTCCAAATCAACATGAAACTGAAGGGCATGGAGAATCAGGGCAAGCAAGCAGTACTCCATCAGACACAAGCAGGTAAAGTAGCATTACAGGATAGAGGTAACAGTCAGAACTCCAAGATGATAGAGCAGAGGAAGTACAGTGCACCATCATTAAATTTTGAGAGTTCAGAGGATACTCTATCAGGTACTATGGACATGGCAGAGGTAGGGGGTATGTAAAAATACCCCATACAAAATTTTTCTTATATTTGCAACAGATTTAACACAATATTAATTAAATGCTAAAAACAAATTTAGGTAGTTACTTAGGGAATGAAATTCCGGTAGTAACCCTTGGGGAATTAGGTATACCACCTGAGTCAGAACTAACCCCTCCAGCTCCTGAGCAAACACCTCCGGCAGATTCGGAGATAACACCTCCGGCTCCTGAACAACAAACACCACCGGTGTTGCCCACATTTGGGGATTCCGATGCTTTCACACTGTTAACGGAAAAATTAGGGCGCACAATAACATCCTTCGATGACCTTAAGCCAGTAGAAGTTCCAGCATTGGATCCACAGTTAAAAGCTATAGCTGACTGGCGTGAACGTACTGGCCGTCCTTTAGAGGACTGGGTGAAGTACTCTCAGGATTTTAAAACACTTTCAGAGCTTGACATAGTGCGTGAGAACATACGCCTTGAGTTTCCTGAGTTTACCGACGAAGAAGTGCAGCTTGAATTAAGCTTAAACTACATTTCTGACGAGGATGATTTGGAAAATGAGAAAGCCGAAAAAAGCCTAAACCTTAAGAAGGCAGCAACTAAAGGCCGAGCTAACTTGGAATCATTAAGACTTGAACTTGACAAGGCAGCACCGGCAAACTTACCTAAAGAGGTTCAGGACGATCTTGAACTTGCGAAGTATGCAAAGGAAGAATATGCTAAATCAACCCAGTACAGGCAAGAGTATGGTACCGGCCTAAAAACAGCAGCGGCTTCTTTGGATAAGATCCAACTGACACTTGGAGATACTGTGGTTGACTTTAACATCCCTGTGGAGCAGAGAAATTCGCTTCCGGATTATGTGAATAGTGTTCCTCACTGGAAAAACCAAGATGGTACCGACAATCATTCCGCAGTAATTAAAGATGCTGTAATCATACAAAACTTTGAACAGCTTATCAAAATAGCTTATGAGCAGGGCGTAAGCGCCGGAACTGAGGCGTTAGCAACTTCTGCAAGTAATATCAACTTTAAACAAACATCTGCCGGTGCTGCAAGTTCAGCATCTACAGGGTTTACGGTGGATGGCTACGACAGGATGATAGGTGGCAACAGAATATCAATAGGGAGAAGAAGATAATAATTTTAAATCACATTTTTAACACATGGCTATATTAGCAGCCCCAACGGGGTTAGTTCCTACCTCTACGCAGGTACAGACAAAGACAAACTACATTTCGTTTTATGACTTCTCAAGCCAGTGGCTACCTGACAAGCATGACGAGATGGCACCTATCTTCGGTAACCAGTCCGTAAGTGGGATGCTTACTGAAATGGGGGCTGAAAGCTCTTTTTCAAATGACAAGTACATTTGGACAGAGAAGGGCAGGCTTCACACCAAGTATAC